GCCAGTGCCTACGGTGGCGCCAATTAACGTAGCGCCTGAACGCTTGAGCACTTGTCCGTCACTGACGGATCCGATGGTGAGCTTGGTCGGCCCGCTGGTTTCGTTTATTGCGGTTACGGTGGGATCAGGGTAACTTCCGCCAAGTGATCCACTGGCTGCGCCGTTGGGCGGTAGCGCAGTAGGAATCTGCCCAAATGCGGCTACATCATTTGAAGCTGATCCGTTACTGATGTTCGTGATTTTCTTCGCGCCCATGTTTACTGGGCCGGTCATAGTGCCTCCGGCTAACGGTAGCTTAGTGTCGTCAACAATCGTGATGTTCGCAGAGCCGTTAAAGTTAACGTTGTTGATCTGTCTGGTGTTCTGAAGGATTGTAGCGGATGCAGCGTTGCCCGTGGTGTCCGAGCTTATGGTTGCTGGTATGTCAGCTTTATCCAGCACGCGAAACGTAGGTGCCGCGGATGCTCCGGTAATAGGCCCAGCAAGCACCTTATTTATCGTTTGCGCTGTCGTAGACGAAACGTAAGGAAGCGCTGGAATGTCGGATGAATCAAGCGTGCGGAACGCAGGCAGGCCGGATCCGCTGATTGGCCCCATGAAAGCCGTGTGCACCGCGGTGTTGGCGTGCAACAACGTAACTTGCGGGCCGGGATAATTGCCGGACAAGTCGCCGCTGGCGGAACCGGATGGTGGTAAAGAAGTAGGGATTTGACTGTAACGAACAGAATCGTTGGCGGACGTTCCCGCGGCCAAGTTCGTGAGAACAAAGCCGTTCATGGATATGTTGCCGCTCATCGTACCGCCGGCGAGTGGTAGCTTAGTCGCATCGTAGACCGTGATGGCGGCGGTGCCAGTAAAGTTAACGCTGTTGATCGTGGCGCCAGGATTGAGCGCGGAGGCGGTGCCAGCGTTGCCCGAGATGTTTGTCTGGTCGCCAGTGTTGCTGCCAGACACGTCTGCCGTGCCGTTTACGGTCAATGCAGGCGTTCCAGTGCCCGCGGTAAGGGTGACACCACTGTCCTTGATTGCCGTGCCGCTAGTGCCGTTAAACAGCGCAACGTGATTGTTCACGGATGAGCCTGGGCCGTTGACATTGCCGGCGCCTGACGGGGTGCCGCCGATAATCGTTGAACCAGAGCGCAACAAGTATTGCCCGGCGTTGATGTTGCCGAGTGTCAGCGTCACGGTGTTAGCCGTCATGCCCAGCACCGTGGGATTCGGGTAGGATCCACCGAGGTCACCGCCGGCTGCGCCCGTAGGCGATCCACCACCACCACCGGATCCAGTCGTGCCCGTAGGCGTCGAGAAGTCCGGTTGACTGCCCGCGGCGGTGCGATCCGTGGAGGTTACGGTGTCGAGGTTGGTGAGTGGTGTGTCAGCCATTAGCGTAAGGCGACAGGGCGCCTGCCCATGGAATAAGTCTGCTTCGAGGCTCCACGCAAGACCTTTACGTCGTGCGCGGTGCTGGTAAGGCGTGCAAACGACGTTCCCTCGATCATGCCTTGCCGGTACGCTTCCGCCATGGTGCGGAGGGCGTCGGCTCCGTGGCTGTATTGGTCGTGGACGGGCTGGTCGAGGATGACGCCGGACGTGACCGCTTCTTTCTTCCGGTAGTAGTCAAGGCAGTCAATGCCGGTAGGCATTTCGATTTCCCCAAGCGTCCACGTGGCCGAACAGTTCTTTTGATGGAGATACACTCGGTCGAGCAGGGCGCGAAGTTCGTTAATGCCCAGCCAGAGGTCAGGCGTGCGAGGAACGACCTTAATTGACTGAAGGCCGGCTTCTCGTAGGTAAGTAACGTAGGTTTTTCCACTGGGGCCGCGGGTGTCGGCGTCGTGCGGGAGGTAATTGACTTTGATTGTTTGCTCATAGGTTGCGCCCCACTCGGCAATCTTCGCCGCGTAGAAAGCTGGAGGCTGTCCGTTGCGACTAAAGTAGTCGAGGACGCAAATGTCTCGTCCAACAAACTGTACAAGCCATATCGCCGTAAAGTCTGATTGTCCAATATCCCAGAAGGTAAATAACGGGCATGTTTTGTCATAATTGAAATTGGAGATCCGGTTTTCCTTCCGCATCTTGTCCATGTGCAGGCCGTAGATTGCGTTGGCCACGGACTTACTCACGTCGCACTCCATCTGTAAATCGTAAGCCACTTCGCCCATTTGCTTCTTCATGGACTCGAGTTCCTCGTCGGGCAGGATCCCAGACTCACTGGCGCGCACGAGCATGCTGAACCACTCAGGGTCGTTCTTGTTTTCTTCGTACCGCTTAAACAGATTGTGCCGGCCCTTGAGGATTCCCATCCACACGGCCCAGCCTTTGCGGTCAGACAGCGCTGGGCGTACTGTGTCCCAGACCTTCGGGGCAATCTCGTCGCACTCGTCGAATACGATGCCATCGAGGTACAGACCCATCGCACGCTCGTTGTCGGCGCCGTAGATCGTGACTCGAGCGCCTGAGCCTGGCATCTCAATGGCCAGCTCGCTCTCGATTACTTTGACGCCGGGAATAGGCTGCGAAAAGCGTTTGAGATACTGCCACGCGATGTCTTTGCCGCGGACTCGGGTCGGAGCCATGTAGGCGAATCGAGGCTGGGGGAGTGTGCAGAGGGCTGCACGCCTGATGAGATCATTGATCGAGCAAACAGTTTTGCCGGCGCGCCGATGGCAGATGAGCGTGGCCCATCGCTTAGTGCGTGCATGGAAGGCGAGAAAGGCTTTTCTGGGCGCATAGGGGATAACGACGTTGGCCATGGGTACAAAGTGACGGGCAAGGCCACGGATGGCCGCAAATCAAACGGAATCGCCTTCTACGCTATCCTCCGCAGCCGACGGAGCTGCCGCGGCGTCCAGCCATTGCAAGACTATCGGCCCACCGCCATCGCCGGTGACCGCCTGTGACGGTTTGCCCCAGGCGATTTCGTGCAGCGTGTTCGCCGCCTTCAAACGGATGTTCGCGTCAGGGCAGCCGTCGCGCAGTTCAATCATCGTCTCGATGTTCTGCGTGGTCTGCTTACGGGCAAGCTCCCGTACATCGACGAGAGCTTTAGGCCGGCCAGCGGGGTTACCGCTCATGCCTTTCTGAAATGTTCCTGGGCGTCCCATGGGGAAATCCTGAAAGCCACCTGATCTCGGTGACTAGCGCAAAAAAAGGAAGCGGCTTACTTCCCTTTTGGATTCAACACAGTGCCAGTGAGAATCGGGTCTTTGCCGTCTACGTGTGCGGATACAGTGATCATGGTATTAAATAGCTTACTGACTTGCGGTTGCGGAGTGAACGGTGAAGTAGACAGAAGGCGTGGTCGAGCCGGTGACCGTGTAATACAGCGCACCGCCCACCCAGTTGAACTTCGTTTGGCCGGCAGAGGTCTGCGTGGCCAACGTGTAGAAGTTCGTGCCATCGAGGCTGCCAGTGATGGTCAGCGTGCCACCGCCAAAGGATCCAGTGCTGCGAAGGATGCAAAGGCCGGTCTTGTTGTCAGGGAGAGGCCAGGCAAGTTGCGTGGCAGCGGTGTTAGCCGTGAAGGAGTATTGCGGAGAAAGTACGCTCATGAGCACGCAGAGTGTGCGGTGAATAATCGCAGTCAAGCGGGAAAAGTGGCGCGTATTCCTGTCTGCTTAAAACATCCTTTATGATCACATAAACCAGAAAATCCGGTAGTGTGTCAGTTTGAAATCACGCGGCCGCAGCGAGGCCGACGGCAGGCGAGTGCTTACGCAGAGCGACGTTATGCGTGTCCTTGGGCGCGCCCGTCAGGCCAAGGGCCGCGCCTACTACGATGGTGACGTCAACCTCCCGGCGTTTCTTAATGCAAAGAGCCTTTTGCCGTTTGTGGACAAGCATTTATATGTGACGTCTAGCCAGATTGAGTTTAAGTCGCTGAAAGGGTCTAAGGCGTTCGGATACCCCGCCGAGCGCTACCAAATGTTTGCGAGAAACTGACCCACTACCGAAAATCCCGTTTTAATATACATTTTCCGATACATTAGCATGATTTACCCTGCTTTTCTTTACACGTGTCAATTCATAGACTGCTAGGCCACACAAGATGCCACGGATGGCGGTTTGCTTGGTGTTACTCATTAAGGCTCGGGTGTCAGCGGATGCCTACACCTCACCCAGTGACGGATGAGGGCTTGATCGTACTCACCAAGGACTGGGAAGCTGGATTGGCCTGTAACGTAGATCACTGGGTGGGCTTTGCTCCAATTACACCCTAGCTACGTACCTCAGCGCGATAACGCGCAGCATTGTTTTAAGCCAGGGCGGTTCGTTGGATCAACCCTGGCGCCTTAATCTAACTCAGAGCCGGCTTCCTAGGAATCACACGGATGAGGATCTTGACCTGTTGCCGAGGTCTTGGGCATCGCTTCTGGCGATGGCTCACAACTGCGCCAACAGTTCTAGCGTGTCAAATAAAAAACCCCGCCGGTTTAGTGGCAGGGCTTTTTATAGAAGCGATGCGTGAAGTAAGACTCAAAATCTGCACCTGTTTTTTCTGCGTGCAACATTTATTTTCAGAGGAGAAATCACTTTTTTTGTAAATAATGCTTGCACGTTAGTAGACAGTTCTACATACGTATTCCCATCGACGGCACTTCCACCTCAGCAACTCCGCTGAGAACGCGCCAGAGATAAACGCCCAACATGATCGCACAAAAGAAAATCACGCTCGCCACGTTCAAGTCATTTGTCCGTAAAAATACCGGATCGCTTTTGATCCAAGTC